CAATAAGGTTCCGTCCTGTGGGGATTGTAACAAGATGAAGGGTGATATGGATGCGATGGAGTTTAGTCGTGCGTTGAGTGGCTTGATATTCTATGAGCACACTAGGCACAAGCAGAACTTGTCTTTATTAAAGAAAATTAAAATCAATGTGGACTTGCTTATTGTGGATCGCAATCTAAAATCTAAGAAATGAATAACATAGTATTTGACTTGATTCTGCTAGAGGCAGACAGAGTGATCAACAATAAAGTCAAGGGCCTTGATCTTTACTACAAAGATAGCCGGGGACAGTTTGTCCCTATAGCCGAGGGGTACAATGCCCAGGCTGATGAGGTAATTGGGAACTTGCTGCGTAGAAAGAAGATGCGATACATGATTACCTTCACTGAGTCGCTTGCTACTATGAACGAACTTAAGCCGTCATCGAATAGGATGCTTAGGTTTATGACACAGCAAATGGGATACGGTAACTCTATTAAAAATTACAGTTTGCGTGACATCCAACAGTTGACTGACATGAATATGAAGTTTGTGATGAACAGCATCAAAGAACTTTGTGCCAAAGATATTATTAGATTTACAACCGAAAAGAATCGAAGAACCTACATGGTCAATCCTATATACTTTTACAAAGGAACAATTAAGAAGCTCTTCTACTGTGTAAAAGAATTTGACCGTATGCCGCAGCGCAACGAGGAACTAGATGAGCAGTATTCTAATAATGATTTATGAAACTAACTAGACACACAAAAAACATTCACGAACTACACGTTCAAGGAACAAGAGTTCAAATCGGTATGTTCTCTGATATCCACTGGGACAATCCGAAATGCGACTGGGATTTACTTAAGAGACACCTAGATTACTGCCTTAAAGAATCTATGCCCATGGTGTTTAACGGAGATACATTCTGTCTCATGCAAGGAAAATGGGACCCAAGGGGTACTAAGTCTGACATACGCCCGGAGCATAACAATATTCGCTACTTAGATTCTATTATTGAAACGGCAGTAGATTTCTTTACACCATACGCACACCTAATTACCGTTGTTGGATACGGCAACCACGAAACCGCAATACTTAAACGCCATGAGACAGATGTACTTCAGCGCTTTGTTGACCTTCTTAATTACAAAAACCATACTAACGTACAGACCGGAGGATATGGTGGATGGCTAGTGGTTAAACAGGAGCCTAGAGCTAACAATAGAGTATCTACCAAGATTAAATATTTTCATGGCTCGGGAGGTGGGGGTATAGTGACCCGTGGTGAAATCAATTTGACTAGAGCCCTAGAGATGTATGAGGATTTTGAGGTCTTTTCGATGGGACATATCCACGAGAATAAATGCACTAACATAGTGCGTGATACCATTGATCATACTATAGCAAAAGGATGGAGTAATAAACATCAGCAGGTACATATGATGATTACCGGTACCTACAAAGAAGAGTACGGTGACGGTAGCAAGGGATGGCACATAGAACGAGGTGCACCTGCCAAACCTGTAGGTGGAAGAATCCTTATTATAGATACTAAAAGAACCATAGATAAAAAGAATAACACTGATCGCACAGAAAAATTAGTAGATAGTTGTAAGTTTCCATTATAATTATTATATTTGAACTCTTGTTTTTTGTTTGTATACTGTTTGTTTTGATTGGAAAGGGGTTTCGGCCCCTTTTTTCGTATACAAATAATTTTTATCTTTGACAAAACATTGATTATGAAAGGAGATAAATACTGGGCATCAAATCCCAAGAAGAATGGTAGCTACTTAGGCCAAGGTCGAGTAGAGGGCCGTCCGGCATCAACCAATAGTCTTAAGGAAGATATGTCTTGCGCTTGTAAGCCTGGATTTAAGTTGATGTACAAAAATACCAAGGATAAAAAATACTGTGATTAATTAAATTTAGTGTTATGAAAACGATGATGAAAAAGAAAATCGGAAAAGCTATTGAGAAAGCAATGGCTAAAGGCGAAGCTAAAATGGAAAAAATGCCTAAGGGTAAATCCACTAAGCCTGCTATGAAAAAAGGAATGAAAAACTATTAATTCCAAACTGCTATATGCGTCAAACTAAAGACGGTGTAGCTCGAAGGCCAATACTTACTACAGACTGGAAGCCTAATCATGCTGAATTTGATTATCCAAAACCATTCGTGGATTGGATTGACAGCATAAACAGCGGTTGGCAGAATAAAGTAAGCTTCAAGCCTTTCGATCTGTACTGCGAACAAGCCAGACTCTGGCTAGAAGATGATACCCTCATTACAGACTTTGTAAATGAAGAGGATCAATACAATTGGTTAGCAACCGAGATACAGAAATGTAACGACAACACACTCTACTTCTGTAATAAATACGGATTCATTAAGGAAGATAAGTCCGAGAACGGTATGCTCCGCTACCAAGCATGGGATGCACAGAAGGTTCTTCTATTCCTATTTGACTGCGGATACTCAATGATGATTGGTAAAGCCCGACAAATTGGTTTTACCACAACCATGTGTCTTGCAGGTATGAAGCGTGTAAACCTCAACAAATCCTACTTCATTAAATTCGTTACCCACTCCAAGGATAAGGGTGTCGAGATCTTCCGAGATAAAGTAAAGTGGACATACACTAAAATTCCTGATTACATAGCTCAGGACGTTAGAAACTGGACAGACCAAGTAATGTCATTCGATAAGAAGGGTGAGAAGAAAGGTCGTGACGAAGGTGGTGCATCACGCTTTCAGGTAGATAGTCCTCAGGTAGATGCAATCAACGGTGGTTCACCATCAGCAGTATTCATCGATGAGATTGGTCTATTCGACATATTCGGTGAGATGATGCGTGAAGGTCGACCTGCCTTATTTAAGTACAACCCTGAAACAGGCAAAATGACCATGCAGCAACAGTTTATTGCATGGGGTACAGGAGGCGAGATGGACAAAGGTGGATCAGTATTCGAAGCCGAGTTCAAAATGTGTCTCAGTCAGTGGAGGGATAAAAACTTTGAGTATGGAATCATACCATTATTCTTTAACGCTTACGCCCGTAGGGGGGTCACAGACCAACACATTGCCAATGAACGCAAAGCGTACCTGGCACTTGAGGGAACCAAAAAAGGAGAAGTCGCAAAAGTCCAGTTCCACCAACATTATCCTATCACAATTGACGATATGTTCCTCCGGAAAGCGAGAACACTCGTTCCGATTCATTACTGTAACCAAAGATTAAGCGAGATATACGGTAAAGATGTGCCTATTGAGTACGGATACTTCGAACCTATTATGGACATGAGCCAACCTACTCCCGATTTGATCACAGAATACCGTATCATAGGGGCTAGATGGATAAACACCTCAGGTAGAGAAGACGTATCCACCACAGCAATGGTTGTACATCATCCACCTAACAACGAAGTGTGGAAGAACAGATGGTACCAAGGTACTGACCCCATCAACTCCGAGACAGGACACTCCATGATGTGTAGTGCCATATGGGATTCCCTGACTAATACCGTAGCTTCCGTAGTATTCCACCGTGATCGCAAGTTTAAATACACCTACCTACAGGTACTACTGCAAAGTTTGTACTACGATCAGCAACGTAGAGGTGGTATAAAAGAACTTGTAGAGAATAACATTGGTGATATGCACGTAGATTTTCAAGAAATTCACGGTTTCAAGACAAAATTTACTGCTAACACTCAACTACCGGAATACTTTCAGACTTATGGTGGGAAATGGTTCGGCATTTCCAATAAAGCTAATACGGCACCGAGAATTATTGCGAAAGTCGAGGAAATGATTGATGCCTATGGCATCAATATAGACGTTCCCTGGCTGTGGGAGCAGCTCAAGACATTTGTAGAAAAGGATTTGAAGAGCTCAACTAGTCATAGACAGACTCGTTACCAAGCAGCGGATACTCGATACGATTATGATGATGCCATCTTTGCTATTGCCTTTGCATATATAAACGCTCAGGCGCATACTAGATATGACCCGGAGAATATCAAGTCTCAGGATAAGGAAACGCACGTGGTGACAAAATATGTTCAATCTAAGGAAACTAACTTCCGTATGAAGCTTGCTAAGGTAGACAAACGTACCGGACGCATCTTAAAGATACTCAATTAGAATAGTATTATCTTTGTCTATAAATTAATTAATTATGGCTATTCAACAACGATCACAATTAAAAGGATTTGGTCAAAGCACTAATGAAAAATATATTGTAGAGGATATTAATGATATTGTTTCATATGTTAATGAACTTACACCTACATTTTACGTTAATCCACATGGGGGAGCTGTAATTGGACCAAATGTTGGAACTTTAGAGATTTCAGAATCAATTTTAATTCCTGCTAATACATTGGCAACAGACCCTGCAATAATTGAGTTGTTATTTAGAATTGAAAAAAATGATTCAGCAACAACAGGATTTAGTTGCAATATTTACAAAAACACAGCTAATTCTTTAGTTGGTGCATCACTATTAGGAACCGTTGTTACAAGTGCTCTAAGTAAAACATACGCAACAAATGTTAACAGAACAATTTTATTTAAAAATTCTCAGTTACAAGTAATTGATTCATCATTTGCAATAATTGATGACTTTGTTGCAACAACAGGTGGCCCTGTTAGTACTATAGCTTTAAACTCAACTTATGATAATTATATAATTATTGCAGTTGGTGCTTCATCTTTAACATCTACATCTCAAGTTACACTAGCTAAATTAAACATCAATGCTTAATATTTTAAAAATAGAAAATGGTTTTGAAATGAATTCAGAATCATATATTTTTGACGGCGATGCTGTTAAAATTAATGCAACTCAAGCTCATATTCCAACTAATAAAGGAATTATTTTTTTAGATACGTCAGTAACAATTAATGAACAATCATTTGAAAATATTCAAGATTTGATTGATTATCTAATATCTTAAAAGATTAATTATTAAAAATTATAACGAACTAGGTCTTTATCTAGGCCTAGTTTTTTATTCTCCCAAACTATTCCCTGTTTGTTATTGATAGGCATATGGTACTGATCCATAATCAAAAAGAATAATTTCATTTCTTTCTTGTTTAGCATCTTAAATGACATATGTCTATACTTAGGCATATCTTCAAATACGCCTTTATTCATATTGATCCAATATAGATGATATTCGGGTTTTTTACGCTGATGTTCGAAGGCAGGATAGATGTAAGACTTTATGATAAAGTGCTGAGTTCCGTTATCTAGGATTTGTTGTAGCTTGTTGCTAGAGTATGCACTTGAGGTGCTCATATTGAATTCCAAATTAGGTCTACTTCCTGTTCCATGCCGGCTGTTTTAATGACTTTGTAGTTGTCATTTTCTGCATTTAACCAACAAATATAGGAATTACCTAATTTAATTTGACATTCCGTCTCAATTATTTTTTTATATATGCCTAATTGTAAGCTGTATGTGTTATATTCACAGTCATCTAAATGCTGTAATCCATTTCGCATTTTATTCTTAAACGGACTGCTAGTTTCAATCTTCTTGCTAGTCTTATAATCCCAAATCTGTAGTTCTTTAGCTTTTACGTTCCAGAATAACTTATCAATCATTCCACATAGACGCTTATCAAAACTTCCTATAACGAACTCTAGCTTAACAGGAATCAACTTATTCTTAGTGTCTTGATAGAAGTTGTCTACGTAGGTTAAAAGCTGCATAGGTGGGTCATATTCGTACCAATGAGGTATATATGCCTTCTGAAGAAACTTCATCTCAGCGTATTTATGAACTTCAGTTCCTATGGTTCCGGATTTCTCACGTATCTGATCCCAATTCTTAAGAACATCAATAAGTTCCATCCCGTGCTTCTTAGCATATTT